TATGATAAGTGTGGAGTAATTGTTTTTTGATTTGCATAACATTGTCCTTTCTATGACAAAAAGTATAAGTATGACGGCCGAGAGATATGACATAAGAAAATGGAGAAGGCCGCCATACTTATAATTATACTATGCCTAAAAAGATTATCAAAAACAACTCTTTACGCATCTTACTTATTCCTCTGTATTAGATGTCCATTTAGCTCCAGTCAAGTATCCACATTCTCCACATGAGATTTGTCCATCCATCCCAGATATGAGTTGAAAAGAACTAGATCCACAGAGCGAGCAGAGTAATATCTCTACTTCGTGTTCTGTTATGATTTGGCTCTCTCCTCTATGATGGGTCACCCTGTCTCTCGGAGTGAAGGGGATGACATTATCTCCTGCATAAAGGGCGGTATTGGTCTTTTGCGCCATGAGCATATCCTCGCTTTTTCATAAATGTAATAATCTTGGTATGCAATTATCGTGTCAGAATGCTTATACTCATCTGGCATTGCCTGAGCTGGTTTTGTAAATCCTCTCGCTTTTAACTGTATTGGTGGACAACGTAGCATTGCGAGCACACGCTCACAACCATGTACCTTATCAAAACGATAAGTATATTCTTTACATAAAGCGATACCTAACTGCCATAGCCAGCGATAATTTTCTACCGTCTGACCAGCCCAAAGAGTGCAGGGATGTTTTTGATGTACAGGTAAGTATGGTCCATCAGCACTATACCTATGATGCACAGTGCTGAGCATTTGTGTAGACTCAAGCGGCATTTTGACAACATGTTTATCACAATGCCATTGAGCGCAAATTGTATGGTTCCAATCAACGATAAATATATTCATGCTTATTTTTACAAAAATACCGTAACAAAGACTGTTCTTTTTTGCTCTTACAGATAATCTCCACTAGACAAAGCTGCCTCTATTTCTTCATCAGTCATTCTACTTAAATCTAAATCATCAAACCGAATCCTCTTTTTTCTTACAGGTTTTTTAACAAGTTTCAATTTTGGTGGTTTAGGTTTTGGTTTCGGTAATTCTTCTACTGTAAATAATACTTCTAATGTGGCGTATCTATGACCGCACTTCAGGCATTCTCTATTTCTTTTAATAGTGCTTTGGTGAGGTCGGCTGTTATAAACTTTACTTTTTTTGCCACATTTGATGCAGTTCACGGTGCGCCTCCTAAATTATAATGAGCCAGAACCTTTTTTATTGGTTCAAAATCTTTATGCGAAGAAAATTTCTCATATAAATAATTCATACCAGAGTGCATTATCATTTTCATTTGCTCACTGCCCTGCGAATGACGATGAGTATATAAAACTAACTCAAGCATATCTGCCATCTTCAATCGTGTTTTTTCTTCTGGGCTAAGTACAAAGGTCAAACCAAGGTCATCAAATACTTTTTTCTCCGCTTTCACAAAGGCTTGATGTATTTCTGGATAAGACCATTTAGCTGTTGCTGGAATATCCCCTAAAATTATTTCTGGTACATCATGATATAATGCTGCCATGATGAGTTGTTTTGAACTGTCAGGCCATAGCTGATCAATTAAAACACTCACTGCATATGAATGCGCTCCCACTGTTTGCCTCTCTGATTGATTTGCAACAGTGTGATACCTTAGTACGAACTGAGCATCCCATACTGTTGTCAATGTTTTAATTCGTGATGTTATGCTGCATTTCTGTGCCGCCATCTTTTATTCCTCTTAACCACGGCTTTTCCGTGAATGTTTGTTTTGCCTCTCCCCAGTTTGGGCCAAACTCAGCATCTACTATGGAGGGAACTTCTAACTTAACACAATCTTGCATAATTTCAGTTATCTTTTTTGCTTGTTCTTCTGACTCAACAGATACATCTAACTCATCATGTACTTGAATCATGGGTAATATACCTTCATCAGCTAATGCTACCATCGCTGCTTTTGTTTGATCTGCCGCACTGCCTTGGATTAATTTATTTAATGCTTTGTATGTAAATGCTCTTTTGATTCCAGGACCATGTTCTGCATAGGCTTCTTGATAAGTCATAGGTTTCCAACTCCCATACTTATTTGGTTCCCACTTATCAAACCTACACCTACGTCCTAACAATGTACGAATAACCCCACGTGAGCTAGCTCGGTTAGTGCTATACTCACTAAGTTCTCGCACAAAAGGTACTTTATCATGGTATGTGGCGAACAGTTCTTGAGCATCCTCAAACTCTAAGCCAAGGCTCGCGGCTAACTTTTTACTACCCATCCCATAAAATAAACCGAGATTAATATCTTTAGCTTGTTTACGTGGGACGCCTACAATATCAGCCGCCATTTGGTGAAAATCTGTACGTGGGTCAGAATTATATTGCTCTGCAAAGTCAGAAGCCCCTTTGAAGCCCATCAGTTTAGCATAATGCACAACAATACGCGGTTCTTGGCTGGAGTAATCAAATGCGCCCCATAGACAGTCTTGTTCAGGTATAAACAAACTACGTATCATTGGACCTATTTCGCCATGCCTTGCTGGTATTTGCTGAAGATTAGGGTTGCTATAACTAAATCTACCAGTAACCGTGCCTCCTTCATCACTACGTAAAGGAGCACCAGTCTTTTCTGTTTTACTGTAAGGTAGATTCATTGCATCAAAGGCTTTAGCTACACTCTCTGCCGCCCATATTTCTACTTCCACACCTGTTTGTCTTTTTATTAATCCTAATAACTTTTGTTCTTTTTGTGATAACTCTTGTTTAATGCGTTCACATTTATCTAAATCAACCCTAACACCACGTTCACGCATTGGTATAATCGTTTTAAGGACATTAGTTTCAAGTTCAAAGATATCTTTAATATCTTCTTTTATTATTAAAGTCTTAAAATGTTGCCAGAGTTTTAATGTCAGGGCGGCATCTTGTTCAGCATACATACCCACATGATGAGCAGGAAGTTTATACATCTCACTTTTTGCATTGATACCAAAAGCCTCGGCAGCTTCTCTTAATTCAGCTTCACTTTTACGCTCTTGTAAGTAATCTCTACCAACTGCATTTAACGCATAGCTAAATCTATTTTCATCTAACAATGGCGCAACGACCATAGTGTCGATGATTCTGCCTTTGACCAACACATTTTCTGCGAGCAACCAGCCAACATCGTAAGGAGCATTATGGAAAATATAATCCCTATCAATTTTACAAACATCTGATAACCACCCTAATGTTCTATTTGCATCAAAATTAGGACCAATCTCGTGCCTGATGGGGAAGTACCATTGGTCACCTTGCACCGCCACGGCTATGCCGATTATATGACCATCTTTTCTAGGCCAGCCACTTCCTAGCACAGTAAGATTAGGGTCACGTGTTTCTAAATCAATAGCAACTTCTTTTGCACTAGAAAGGTCAGGATAACCATCAGGCATAACCCACTCAGTCGGCGGTTGAAATAATGGGTACTGCATTACCTTTTACTTTCATTGGTCGTTTGCATTTACTACATATCGGCCATTTATTTTTTAGGTTACGAAAAGTAACAATCTTCGTTTCTCTTCCGCACTCACACTCAGCCAATACTTCCTTATCCAGATTACTTTTGTTTTCTGACATGGCCTTGTAAAATCATCTCCGCTTCTACAAGAAATAAATACCTACGCAGGTCACGTATATCATCTATTATACCTTCCTGCCTTTTATCTTTTTGCACAGCTTTAAATACATCGTAGTTATACTCTGTGACTTGTTTTTCAAGCCTATCCCACTTACGAGCTAACATCATAAAAGCACCAACACCACCGCGTTGTTTCCAGCTATCGCCATAGGATCGTTCAGCTTCTTCTAATTTTACGTGGTCTAGTACACTGAGCTTACCAACTTCTTTAATAACAGAGCTAACCTCTTCTTCTTTTAATCTACGTTTCATATAATCCTCGTACCCTTCCCTATTCACTTAATTCTCCTTTGCAGCCATTCTATACAGGCTTTACGCCATGCGCGATCTTCTATTGCATTGGCACAATGAAAAGCATTTTGATAATTTTTACTCTTCCAAAACCTCCACGATTTACGCATATTTCCACAAGTCGTACCTAAATAAATATTATTGTAAGTTACTCTTGCTTCATCTAAAAACCATTCTTGCAGTTCTTGATCAAATGTATCAGGATCATCAACTAAAGCTGGTGGGTTATAACTTAAACCATCCTCAGCTAATGTAAGGTATGGTTCATAATCTGCTTGCATACCTTCTAACTTTTTTAAAACATCTGTATACGCATGAAGGTTATTACTAAATTGATAATATGTGCCTACAGCATATCCGAGCATCGCAGCCATATACTCTAACAGCACAGACATATGAACAGCATTAGCACCATACGCACCCCAGATCATATCATTACTGCGGTTAGTGACAGTCATATTTAATTCACCCCTACGCTCCCAAAAATATATCTGGGTATTACAGGGGTAATCTTTACCATCGTTAGTTTGAACTAAGTCTTGGTGAGCATCCCATATACCTAGCACAGCCCTACGATCATTACGGTAAGTGCTTAGTCTAAACATGACTTCTTGTAGCTGATCTTTACCAAACCAGTTACGCCATCTATGTCCATACGCACCGTGAAAAGTTTTGCCATCATCGCTGTATGTATCCATCTTGCCATTAAACCCTCGGATCCACGGCACATCATTACGCCCTGCCAACATCCATAGACTTTCCATTAAGTGAAAATATGGGTTAGCATCACGTTCTGGATAAAACAAAACTCGTTCCCTACTGTGGGTGTAAGTTGTCATGACAGGCGTGTCAAACTCTAATGCCGCCCCATTACGTGTTTCAACATGTCTGCCTGATGAAAGTAAGGCTTGTTGCCCTATGTAGAGGGCTTCACTTACACCCCTAGCTAAAATTGACCGCATATAAA